GATAACAATTTGAGGGTTATCTGGATATGACGGAGCACTATCAGAGAAATCATTGAAATACCATTGTATGCCAGTGACATTTCCATAGAGTTCGCTATCTGTCCCATAGATACGTAGCATAGGGGTGTTCGAAGCACTATCTAACACACCAGCGGTCACCGTTGCTTGTGTATGGTCACCGATGTGTGTTGAAGTGTATCCAAAGAAAGTGAGTTCGGCGGTTGTCACATTCAATGTCTTTTGAGTTTGCATGCCACTGTGAAACCTGTAGTGCCCCCCTCCAACGTGTTTGAACAGGATCATGTCGTCTTGTGGATCTGCGTTGCCGCCATAGGTCGAACCGGTGCTGTCTCCACTGACGCTTCCTGGATAGAACCACACGTATTCGTAACCAGAACCAAACTGTTCAAACAAGATGTCATGGAGATTGTATGGTTGTTTGACATCATTACTGTCATTTATTGGTTGGAACAGCATGTATCTCTGTAGGTCGATTGTGGTATCACTGGCCACTGGAAGTACCACGGTCTTGGCGGCAGAAATCGTGCCATGGTCCTTTGTCTGCCAATCTCCCTGCCCATCAGGGTAATCCAACCTCTTGTGTTGGAAAACGGCCTTGATCGCATATTTTGGATCAGCCCATGCTGTTTGTAATCTTTCAACATAGCCAGGACCAGCACCAGCACCAGCGATGATGTTTGGTGTTGATCTGCCAGGCACCGTGACAACCACAGAAGGAACCCCGTTGTAAGGATTGCTATAGGTACCATTTCCACTGTTACTGAAGGTTGAAAAATTAACAGTTTCGTCCGCGGCTTGTAATTTGAATTTTAGAGCCACATACTGTAGGCCTTGTAATCTGTGATTTGCTGTCCAATCTGGGTGTTCTAGTAATAAATCAGACGCCACTTGGTCATCACTGCCATCGAAATATTGAATGCTTAGCCTGTTGGCGAATGTGCCCCTGTCAATGTCCATTATCTCAGGTTTTGAAGTTACATCAGATCTACCAAAGCCACCAGCGAACACACCCATGTTGTTGATGATTCCATGCTGAACACTTTCAGTGACATATCTTTTATCAGGTGCTGAATTATAATAGGTACCATCACTGTACCATGGATTACTGTCAATCGATGTTGAACTGTCTCCACCAGTGGCCAGATGCACCGGTTTGCCATCAATGGTCATCCTAACTATCTTGGCCCCCATGTAGTTGTCCGGTTCGATATTTGATAGATCGGCATCGGGGCTCTTCACATAAGAAGCACCCATCGTCATGCCCTGTCCAATGACCCCTGCCATATAGAGATACTGCCCCACCGTGCCTATGAAAACAGGAATGACTGCTATGTCTACTTGTGTGCCATATATCACAGGTATTGATCTATTGGCACCATTGAAGTTGACGGTGGTGTTCCCGGTGATTTCGTTGTTTCCAAGATTGGTATCAATGGAAACATCTGGTATGTCAAACGCTCCGGTGAATGGTGATATCACGGCCTTGACTATACCAACACCGAAATCTATCACCGGGTCTATGACTTTTTTGATTGGCCGTGTAATTTTTCTATAAACTTTTTTTAGTATTCCCATGTTATTCTTCCCATTTCAAGTTTGAAACTTTTCTTTGAGCAAATTGGAATCCTTCGTCGTTGGGAAAGATTCGTTTTTGGCTGTTTGAATTAGTGTAACCATACAAAGTTTTCTTGTCAAAATTTGCGAATGGATTACCAATAGTAATTGTCATCCTACTTTCATCATCGGTCAAATTTATGCTAAAATTATCAACGATACCATTGAAAATTGTCCAATACTTGCTGTCTTCTATGGGATCTTTTATCAAACCTTTTTTGATCGTGACTGGTGCTCCAGCATAATCTCCATTGGCAAATTCAACGCCCAAACTATCGGCGGTACTGTCCAAAGCCACACTATCGAAAAATAGTTGTAATTCGGTGTTGCTGTTGCTGGCGGTGATTTTGATCTCTGAATGTGCTATGTACCCTTTTCCGGTCAAATATGTTTCCAGGGTGCTACCATCATCGCTTGTTATGGTTATATCACCTTCATAGTTGGTATATCTCAGTGTGCCTGATGGCAGTTCTATCGTGATGAGATCTATGATCCTTAGACTTGAACTAGATAATTCTGATTGAGTCAAATTGTTATTTCTGGGCATTATAGGTCCTCCTCCAGAACAAATTTCAGTTCATAGACACCATCTATGCCTGATTCGAACTCCAGCACGTCACCAACCAATCTCACTGTGGGTGATAACGCAGTGGTCATCCTGGTGGATGTGTCCACCGCCGTGGTCAAGGCCGGGAAAAAATTCACAGTGGGATACGTAAAAACAGGAAGGCCACTTCCACCAAAGTTATCCGCGATGAAATTGGCGTCCGACGAGATGAACTGGTAAAGTTTGCCATGGTTGGTGAACTGTATGTAATCACCCAACTTGAAAGTGAGCGTGCCGGTTATCTCTGGATCGGTGCTGTTGTCGTATGTGCCAGACATCGACACTTGATTGCTTGAGAAAGAAAAGAACTGTACCGAAGTATCCCCCTTGGCCTGTGCTTGATCGAGGGTTGGGGTCTCGCCGCCGGTGTATGCCACTTGCCCTGCTATGGGTGGATCCCCATAGGCACCATTGAACGCGCTGTTGAATGAACCACCACTGAATGGCCTCGGCAGTGGGAAACTGAATGTTTCCGTGTTGCCCTTGGCGGAAAGGAAAGACATGACCTGTCCCATCTGTGCCCTAGTTAGTGGTGAAGTTGTGACATTGAAAGTGAACTGTTGGAAATTGCTCTTCTCGAACAACACGTTTGTGGGATCCGTGGTCTGGATCTTTGAAAGATTGCTTGACAGCGTTATCGACTTGAAGATGCCCGTCACTGGGAAGGTTCCGGCCATTACAGCACCTCCCTGAAATCTTGGCTATAGGTCACCAGTTCCTCGATGCCATAATCTAGTTGTTGTACATCATTCTCCGCTATGGCCTGTATGCCAACGTTGTCATAATTGACCGTGACTAATGTAGAACCATCTGCCGGAGCGATTGACCTCACCAGGCCCGGCGTAATTTTCATCACATCGACTGAACTGCCATCGAGGTCCAAATCTTCTGTGATCATGTAAACCTTCTTGTGATTGGAGAAAGATATGACATCACCCGCCTTCAGTGTGCCAGAACCATTCTGTACTGGAATGTTCTTTGATCCAACGTTTAGGTTGTATGCGGGATCGATACTTGAATCATTCACCACTTGTATCGTACCACTGGCAGTCCCAGACGCATCGTTTATGATGGGCAACCTTATGTCACTGACCTTGCCGGTGGTTGACATGAAGAAACTGCTGTAGGAATCATAGAAGTCATACTGCCTCATTGGTGGCGTTTGTAGGGTAAAACTCCAGAATGAATTGCCGAAATCGGTCACAACCGTCTTGCCAGAAAATGTCTTGTTGACGGTGTTGTTGAAATTGTTCTTGAAGTTTAATACTTCAACGTTGTTGGGTAGACTGGTCAAGGCCATTAGGCAAATCTCCTGCCCTGCTGTCTGAACGCCTGTTGGATGGTTCCAACGATCAGATTCTTCCTTGATAACAGTAATTCATCAAAACCTGCGGCATCTACGGTGCTGATGTTGAAGTTGATGTTGGTGTCGCCCATACGTCCCGCCATGCTCTCGTTTGACACAACTGTGCCCGCTGTGTTGGGCACGAACAGTTCTGGACCCCTCTCACCCACAAGGTAAGCACCACCGGTGCCCACGTTGCCGCCCATGGCCCTGGCTCCCCGGTAGCCTATGGCACCGCCATTGGCCTTGCCCTTGCTGTTGCCGTATCCGATGGCACCACCGTCAGCGGCACCTCCCAACAACATCAGCAACAATTTGAGTCCTATGGTCCTCTTGAGTTCGGTGTTGAGTTTGGCCTGTGCGTTGGCCTGTTTCAGCACGCCATCGACCATGTCGATTCCAAATATCTTCGCTATCTTCTCCAGTATAGGACCAACCACTAGTAATCTTATCATACCGCCTATCAGTTCCCTGATTATGGCCTGGCCTATCTCACCCAATGCTTCCTGCAATGTTTTTGTGCCCATGATCACATCGGTCAGTGCTGACTCCGTGGTCTTGGCGAAGGCCATGGTGGCGCTGGTCAGCGTGTCTGATATTATCACCGCCTGGCTGTAGTCTTCCAACATCTTGGCCAAGTTATCTGTGTAGGTGTTCAGTGCTTTGTTAACAGTCCTTATGCCCTGTGCTGTCTTTGGATAGGTCCTGTTCATTATGGCGGTCTCTCTGTTCTCCGCCGCTTTCTGGTCAGCATTTTCTTTCAACACCTCTGCCGAAGTTGGTCCTATATCCTCTGCGTAATCACCTAGTGCGTTGTTGTATTCAAACTGTGCCTCCGCCGCTTCTGTTAAACTTGGACCCAGGTCGTCACCAAACAGTGCCGCCGCGTGTTCCAGTGGATCAATCAGTTTTGCCAGACTGCCCCGTGTGTTGTTGATGTGGTAACCATAGGAATCCCAACCTTCTGGGTCATCTAATATATTGTTTAAATTTTTGGTCTCCTCTTGTGCTTCTTGAATCATTTCATTCAAGGCACCCCCGAAGTCCACCACCTTGCCCACTGCGATGGCCAATGCTTGGAAAAGTTTCACCGCACCTTGTAATACCACGCCACCTAATTTGCCCAGCGCCTCAATGGTGTCTTCGTTCTCCTCGATGAATTTGGTCATGTCCGCAACTACTTCTTTGAGTGCGGGAGACATCGCTTTGCCGGCCTCGTTGGCCGCGTTCTTGAGTGCTATCTGTAGGTTGGAGAACTGTGTTGACAAGTTGTCCGTGACTCTGGCAGTGGCTCCACCGAAGTCCTGCCTGATGCCTTTGGATAGGGCGTTTAGAATCTTCCTTGATCCCTCTGCTGTCTTACCGACCTCTGATATCTCTAATCTTGTGATGCCTAACTGTTCTTCGAGGATACGGAATACCGGTACACCCCTGTCAGCCAATCTGTTGAGTTCTTCAAGACCCAAACCACCCGATGTGGTCCTGGCGAATAGGTCAGTGATGGCCTCCAGTGATCCGATCTGGTCCGTGGTTATCGCCGCCGTGTCTGTGAACAGGGTCAGCAATTCCTGTGTGGGTTCTATACCAGATGCCTTGAGCTTGATGAATGTTGTGGTCAGGTCCTCAACACCAAACTGTGTCTGTGTGGCGAACTTGCTGACGAAATCAAATGCTTCAGCACCCGCTTGTGCTGATCCGGTCACCGAGGCAAGTGAGTCATTTAAGTCCTCGAACCTAGCAGTTGTGCTGATTATGGCCTTGCCCAATCTCGCGGCGAAAACTGCCGCCAAGCCGGTACCCGCGGTCTTTAAAGCGGTACTGAGTTTGAAACTGCTGGCCTGCAGTTTGGTAATGTCACGATTGATCTTGCCCAACGCCTGTTGGTTCTTGATCTGTATTTCTAACAACAGTTTCTCAGTCTTGGCCACTATCTTTTCCTCCTACTGGGCATTTGTTGTCTGCCCATTGTTTTCTTTGACTCGTTGTGTTCATGCAACAAGTAACCGGCCCAGAGATCTATCTCCAGCGTTGACATCTGTAACACCTGTTCGACTGACATCTTCAGTCGATCAGCCAGTAGCATCACAAAACGCAACTCAACACTGGAACCTATTCCTTTGCGATAGATTCCTGTGTGGCCGTGATTTTGGCGTTGTTGATCGCGGTGGCCACCTTTATAACCACTTGTGGGTCCGC